ACGATATACAACTGGGTCAAGCGTAGAACCTATCGCTGGAATATGTCTCAGGACTTGCTACCAAGTATTGACTTGCCTAAGTTCAAGCAAGAATTCCAAGAGCATGAAGTTTCATTCTATAAACACCTAGATGATTTCTGTGACCAATATGATTCAATCGTATCGGATATGGCTTTCAAACAAGGTGATATGTTCGACCGCACAGATTACCCGACCAAAGACGAAGTACGTCGTAAGTTCGGCATTAAGTTATTTGTTAGCGAAGTACCTATGAGTGACTTTAGATGTGGCATAGCGCAAGACATCGCTGATGACTTGTTCGCATCATACACAAAGCAAGCTGAGGAAATTATCAGTTCAGTGGAACGTGAACAAGCAGATAGATTTATTGAGGTTATGCAGAGCATCTCACATTGTTGTGGTGTAGACGAGACCCAATCGAATGGCGAAGTCAAGACCAAGAAACGCAAGATATATGAAACAACAATCGAGAAGGCGAAGGAGATGTGCGAAACATTCAAGGGATTTAATCTCACGAATTCTCTTGAGCTGGAACAAGCAAGGTTGTCGTTGGAGAAAGCATTACATGGTGTAACGGCTGAGGACATACGTGATTCAGATGCGATACGTCATGCAGTTAAAGAGGACATAGATTCAATCCTCGGTAAGTTCGGAAGTTTCGGTAGTTTCAACTAAGAGTTCATCAGGTTATGAAATCATAAACAAGGAGAAGTAAAAATGAGTAAAGTAAATTTTGTTAATACAGTATCAATCAAAGAACTACGCACAATGGTTCCCTTAATAGGTTCAGAAATCACACCAATCATACAGAGTGAGCCAGGTTGCGGTAAGACATCTTTGTTATCTATGATTCGTGAAGATTTGGGTGAGGGTTACGACTACATCTATGTGGACTGTCCTGTGAAAGATATGCAAGACATTGGCATGGTGATTCCAAACCATGAGACCAAGACGTTGCAGTACTACGTGGCTGACCTGTTCAAACTGAATTCGCCAAAGCCTAAAGTAATCTTACTTGATGAGTTCATGAAGTCTCCCAAGCTGTTGCAAGTAATCTTTACTCGCTTGATGTTGGAGCGTATGGTTGGTGATGTTCCTCTGCCACAAGGTTCTATCGTATTCGGTACGTCAAACAATGCAAGTGATGGTGTTGGTGACAATATGTTGGCTCATGCTGGTAATCGTGTATGTATTGTTCGCATGGCAAAACCGAATGTTAATGAATGGCTAGAGTGGGCAACGGCTAATGGTATCTCTCGTGTTGTCCGTGCATGGGTTGCGATGTTCCCTCGTTCTTTGGCATCTTATGTTGATGGTAACTACGAAGACAATCCGTATATCTTCAAACCAAATATGCACAGTCTTTCTTTCGTGTCCCCTCGCTCACTTGCGAAGTGTGATGTGATTGTTAAACACCGTGATGTTCTTGGTGAGAATTCAACTATGTGTGCCTTAGCTGGAACGATAGGTCAATCGGCTGCTGGTGATATGTCAGCGTTCTTGTCCCTTGAGAAATCCCTAGCTGATGTGAAGGACATCATCAAGAAGCCTGACACGATTGAAATGCCGACAGATATATCTGCTCAGTTGATGATTATGTTTCAGGCAGTAGATTCACTAGAGACACACGACGACTTATCCAAGTTCATGGTGTTTGTGAAACGCATTACAAGTTCCGAGATTCAAGCGGTGTTCTTTACCATGATGATGCGTAATACGAAGTCAATCAAGTTGGCACGACATAACAACGAGATTAAAGATTGGGCAGTAAACAATCACGAGTTGTTCTAAATAACTATTCATTGAAAGGTGAAACGATATGTTAGATGTTAAAGACAAACAAGAAACAAGAGTAAAGAAAGCACACATTGCTCTCATGAAACACCCTGAGACTGCGTTCTATTCGGGCGTGATGCTGATGGGTACGAGTGATGTTGTTGATGGTTCTTTTACGGCATACACCGATGGTGTGAACAAGAAGTATTGCAGACAGTACATCGCTGAATACAAGTCCGAGCCGAAGTTGCGGGGTCTTATCTTGCATGAGAATCTTCATGTGGCATTAAAGCAGATACCACGTGGTAAGGATATGTGGAAAGAGGATGCAAAGGTTGCAAACATGGCTGCCGATTTTGTTGTGAATGACATCATCTTTTGTATTGAAGGTAAGTTGGGTGGTGGCAATGAACGTATTGTCGAGTTGCCCGATGGTGCATTACATGATGAGTTCTTCCGTAATTGGTCTATGCGTGAGGTCTACAACCATATCCGCAAGGAGAACCCTCAACGACAGAAACCACAATCACAGGGTGATGAACAATGTGATGAGCAAGGAGATTCACAGGGCAACGGTTCGCAACCTAGTGATTCACAGGGTGGTGAAACGAAAATCAAGGCGAATGGGAAAGAGTATGACATGAGTGGTCAAGGCTTTGATGAGCATGATGTATCAGGTGCGAATCTCTCTCCTGAAGAAATCAAAGAACTGAACGATAAGATTGATAAGGCTTTGCGTGAGGGCGGTATTCTTGCGGGTCGTATGGGTGCGAAGTTGCCAAGAAGTATTACTGACTTACTAGAACCCAAGGTTGATTGGCGGGAAGTGTTGCGTGAGTTTATATCCTCATCAGTCAGAGGTAAGGATGAGTTCAGTTGGCGACGTATGAATCGCAGACAGTTGGCTAATGACATCTATATGCCAAGCGTAGAGAACGAAACTATCGGCGAGGTCGTTGTGGCTATTGACACTAGCGGTTCTATTGGTACGAAAGAACTTACTGAGTTTGCATCAGAACTGGCATCAATCTGTGACATCGCTCAACCCGAAAGTGTGAGAGTCCTATGGTGGGACACACAAGTACATGGAGAACAGGTCTTCAAGAATGATGAGTATCAGAGTATTGCATCGCTACTGAAACCATTGGGTGGTGGCGGAACTTACGTTTCATGTGTCAGTGAATACATAAATAAGCAACAACTCAAACCCGAGTGTGTGGTGGTGTTCACCGATGGCTACGTTGAGAACGATATTCAATGGTCTATTCAATCACCGACTTTGTGGATGATTACTATGAATCACAGTATGAATGTACCAACAGGTAAGAAAGTAATTTACAACCAAGACTAAGGAGAAGTATATGCAACACTTAAACTATGCAAGACTAAAAGAAATCTCTACTAAGGTTAAACCTTTCCGAGGTAGTACTAATCGTTTCCCGATTGGTAGTAGAACGCATAACACCAAGGTGTTTTATGTTGATGAACTAGATGGAGAGACAGTATTCAGAATTTGTTACGGAAGTACTTATGAGGAGATTCCCGAAACCAAAGAAGCGTACGTTAATGCCACTGCTCTAGGACTTACTAACATTAGTGAGATTACTTGGCGAGAAGCGGATGACAAGCTAAGGTATGTGAGTTATGTACCTAAACCTAGAGAGTTGGGCATTGTCAGACCTGATAACACCTTTGAGTTTACTTGTCATCATTACGGACAGGGCGACAACACTATCATGTCAAACTGGTCGAGAGGATACTTCTTTAGGAGTTCACGTCATGGTGGCATGGTATATAAGACACGAACTAATGATGGTGTTTTGTTTCATCCAATATTCAAAGGTATGCGGGTTAACTGCGAGAGTATGGAATCACAGACCAAGTATCAAGTGACGGGTAAGCGTGTCATGCGTAAGGTGGCTAAAGACTTTCTTAAACAATACATAGATTTTTACAAGGTATCCGAAGCAATGATGAAAGCAATGAAGCCCGAAGACTTTGTAGGTATCGGTGTGGACTTGGCAGAGGAGTTGAAGTTAGAGAAAACCTCATGGGGTACTTTCTCTATAGCTCGTGGTGATATGCACAGAGAAGCACAGGACAGGTTGCAAACTGCACCACTAGACTCGGCGGTTCTTTATTGTCTCGCTCATGATGTCATGCACATGGAACGTAGGGTTAGCTATCACGAAAAAGATAATTACTGGTCGAACGCACCTTTGGACTTGATGTGTCTATTCGATGCTATGAAGCGTAGATTAAACACTGAGATATTCCGTAACAACCCCGAAGTGATGAAGCCGATTGAGTATGAGATGGCTAAGGAGTATCCAGCTAGTCAATGGGGTGTGACTATCGTAGTTGATGGTAAAGAAGTTGAACAATACTAAGGAGAAGAAACATGAGTAGATACATACTAGATGGTGTAGATATAGATGAGAGTGTAATAACTAATGACATCGCCTTCCCACTTGTGAGAGAGATTGCTTTCAAGTATGGGCTAAAAGTATTTCGTACGAGAGCAAAGGAGAGATATGGTAACAATGTTGTAGAGTTTGTTATGAGTTTCTCTAATGGTATGCCTGTATGCAAAGTCTGGGCAGAGAAAGATTCGTCAGGTGTGTTGTATAACTATCGTAGTCCATACTATCAGAAAGAGAGAGGTAGAGATTCAGCAGACCGTGAAACGATACGTAGTCTAAAGCTATCAACATTGATGGGTAGTCTTAAGAAAAACAAAGTAGTACCTACTTTGGACTATGCACTAAACCATGTAAAAGATATATGGGACAACGCAATCTATACTCATTCATCTTCTTTCGGTAAAGATAGTAAAGACATAAGAGACGTTGAGCCTGATATGGTTCATGCCTTGGTGCGTTCGTATCTAGGGGAAAGTCCTAGTACTCCTAACTACATTTTAGACAGAGATATATGTAAAAAATTACTTGACAAATACAATAGCGTGGATAAAATTAGGGTAGAGAAAGAACAGGCAATTAAACAAGCGTATGGTAATCCGTTTTATGTTATTGGTGCAGATGGTGAGCAAAGCCTTATGGTAGCTAAGGTTAAGCGGGTAACAAACAAAAACACAAACCCTCACGGAAGAGAATTTGAATATGAATTTGTGGAAGATTTTAAAAGAGTATCTAGTCTTGACGAGTACCCCGAATTACTATCAATCACAACTATGTTCAAAGCATCAACCGAGGGTAGGTTCGACCATGTATATGGGGGTTTTATACCACGCTCAAATCAGTACTACTCTGAACTCGACGTATCAACCGTATGTCGCACACTCCCCGATGACTTTAATTCTACTTGGATGATAATACCATGTTCACAGACTTAACACCGATAGTACACCGCACGAATTGGGATATGGTACGAGTACCACTAATGAGAGAGGGCGACACTTACCATGTATTCGTTGGAGATAACTTTATCCGACACTACAAAGAAGATACGTTGCCTGATTGTATTAAGTCAAAACTCGCAATGATACTAGCATCGCCACATCAGATAGAGTCAGACAAGATGATAGCTAAGATGCAAATATATAACCCTTACCATGCTAACCCTGACTTTGATGAGATTGGGTGGCGAGCAAGTGAGTCTTATTTTTGTATCATATTAACCCAGCAAAATTTGATTTCACTGAAAGGTGAAACGGTAGATAGGAGAGACGTATGTCAATGACACCCGAAGGGAAAGTTAAAGATAGAGTAAAGAGATTGTTCAAAGCTATGGATGTTTACTATGCTATGCCAGCAACAGGTGGCTATGGTGTAAGCGGAGTACCTGACTTTCTCATATGTTTAAAAGGAAGATTCATAGGTGTTGAGTGCAAAGCTGGTAAGGGTAAGCCTACTGGATTGCAGTTAAAAAACCTAGCGTCAATCGAAGCATCAGGTGGTATCTCTGTAATTGTTAACGAAGAGAATATGGAACAGTTCGAAGCAACTATGAGGAAATACTATCATGAATGAGAATGACTTAAGGGATTGCTTTGCGATGTTGAAATCAATTACAGGTTCGAGTCCCGAAGAATGTTATAAGTTTGCAGACGAGATGTTGCTTGCTCGTAAGATAAAAGAAGAATCAGGTATTGTCGCAGTAAAACGTAGTTCAATTAAAAAGGAGAAGTAAATGAATGTGAATAAATCAGCACAAGTAAGAGAGTGGATGGATAAAAACCCTAAGATGACCGCTAAGGAAATCATGAAGGAGACAGGGTTCTCGTCAACAACAGTCTATAACGCTATGACTAAGACACGCAAGAAAGCTAGAAAGCCTAAAGAAAGTGCAATCAAACCTTTCTCAGTGTCAATCGGTGGGACTAAACATAGAGTCACTAAACGAATGTTAGATAGTAGTGCTACGGATGTAAGTATTGCAAAAATGGTACATGAGATTAGTCTCGGTCGCAATCGTTTGCGTATGATGAGTTCTGATACATCAATTAACGATACTGTTAATCACCCAGCGCATTACAAAGTCGGTGGCATTGAGACGATTGACTTTATTGAAGCTAAGAAGTTAGGCTACAACTTGGGTAATGTCGTGAAGTATGTAACTCGTGCGGGACACAAAGGTAATATCAAAGAGGACTTGGAAAAGGCTCGTTGGTATTTAAATCGTGAGTTAGAAAACTTATCTAAGAAGTAATACTTAGGGAGCTGGGCTTGTCCTTGTCTCCCTATTTTTGTAACTATGCACCACGCTATTTAAGGATTTAATTGAACCTAATCACATTAGACTTTGAGACCTACTATGCTCAGGACTATTCGCTAACGAAATTCACTACGGAAGAATATATCCGTGACCGTAGATTCCAAGTGATTGGGGTCGCAGTGAAAGTTAACAATGAGCCTACGACTTGGTATTCAGGGATTCACGCTGACGTGAAAAGCTATTTAGCTAAGTATGACTGGGCGAACTCTGCTGTCATCTGTCACAACACTTTGTTTGATGGTGCGATATTGGCATGGAAATTTGACGTTCATCCAAAGTTTTATTTAGACACACTATGTATGGCACGTGCAATTCATGGTGTTGACGCTGGAGGTAGCCTTGCTAAATTGGCTGAACGATATAGCATCGGCGTTAAGGGCAACGAGGTTATCGAAGCCAAGGGCAAGACGATAACTGGTTTCACAAATAGCGAGCTTGCTCAG